AAAGGTCAACTGCTTTTCTTAGGCTTTTTCCAGCTCGCTCGTATGCCGTGCTCAAGCTGCGCCTGCGCGTCCGCGCAACCCCATGCCACCATGCATTTGTAGCCCTCGGCAATCCGTGCCTCGCCAAACGCGCGCTGCTCTTTGCTTAGCCGTCCGCCGTCCGCGCGCTTGAATTCGATCCAGGCAAAGCGTGCTGGTAAAAACAGATCCCAGACGCCGGCCGTCATGCCTTCCAGTAGCAGCCGGCCGCGCTCCGCCTTGCCGCGGCGGCCGGCGTTCGGTATGCCGATGATCTGATCTGGCTGCGTCTTGCGCCACCACGAAACGAAATCGCGCTGCTCTACGTGCTCAGAACGGCACGCACCCGTCGTACTCGGGGCAGTCGTTTTCTTGCTCGATATAGTCTTGCGGCGGGCTGGCTTCGAATATCTCACAGTGTCCCTCGTCATCCAGATTGAAACAGGTAGCGCAGCACCTAAGCTGGCGCGCGGGTTGCGGCATCTGCCGGGCTTTTGCTTTCAAAATGTAGTTCTGCGACTCGCTCATATTTTCCATCCGGCTTTATCCTGATAAACGTAGGCTGCGGCAAGCCAGGCGCCATTGCCAGCAGATCGTCGGTAGTGCGCGGGCACGTCACGCCCCATGCCGAAAGCTTAGCCGCGGCCATTTGGGTGGCTCGGCCGCCGTGCTCGGGGCACAGCCAGTCCTTGTGCGTCTTCAATCCGCAATGGTACTCCACGCGCACACTGTCCGGTTTGCCGGGCTTCTTGTGGCGCTTGTAATCAACCCCACGCACTGCCACCCATTGCGGCTTGCGCTGGCTGGCCAGTACCGCGCCGTCATAGGCTTCGGCCTCATGGTTGGGCCCGTTGTCCGGGAACTCATAGCCACAGTCAGGGCACGCCTTGGCGGACAGGTGCACCACCGAAAAGCAGGATGGACACGCCTTCGCCGGGGCATCGCCGGGCTTGTCGCCAGGTGTCTTCGGCGCTGTCATGTTGATTTGGTCTATCGGGCCATGGCGCTCCACGTTCCCCCCATAGTCCAGCAGCAGCGCGTTGTCTTTGCCGGGATGCGTGCGCATGATGCGCCCCACTACCTGCACATATTTGGCCACGCTGGCCGTGGCAAACAGCAAGGCGCACAGGTCGCAGATCGGCGCATTAAAGCCGATCGTTAACACGTCGATATTGATCAGGCACCGCAGGCCGCCGGCGCGAAATAGCTCGATGGTGTCGGCACGCTCGCCCTTGGGCGTTTGGCCGGTAATGATGCGCGCGTCGATACCGCGCTCTTGCATCGCCCGCTGAATATGCTCGGCATGCTCGACGCCGGTGGCATACACTAGCCACGCACGGCGGTTGTGGCCGTACTCTATGATTTCGTCACAGGCGGACTCCACCAGGCCGCCGGAGTCCATGGCCTCGAAAACTTCGGCGCTGATAAATTCGCCATACCGCTTGTGCAGGCCGTCAGTGTCGGCCACGTCGGCGCCACGCTTGCTGACGACTTCGCACAGATAGCCCTTGTCAATCAGTGTTTGTACGTCGATGTCATAGGTGATTTTGTCGAATAGCGCGCCCTTGCCTTGGTCAAGCCGGCCACTGTCCAGCCGGTACGGGCTGGCGGTATAGCCGACGAATCGGCACTGCGGGTTCATCAGCTTGAGCGTCTCCACAGTCTTGCCGTACATGGTTTGCGTCTTGCGGGGGAGCAAATGGCACTCATCGATGATGCAAATATCAAACGGCTCCAGCTCATGTATCCGCCGGTGCACCGTCTGGATGCCAGCAAACAACACGTCGGCGTAGCGATCCTTGCGGCCCACACTGGCGCTGTAAAAAACCTGTCGGCGCCTCGGGCCACACGCGGCGCAGCTCGGCTTCATTCTGCTCCAGGATCTCGGCGCGGTGCGTCAGTATCAGCACGCGCGCGGCGTAGTCTTGGCATAGCTGGCGCGTGAGTTCGGCGACAAGCAGCGACTTGCCGGCGCCGCAGGGCGCCACGATTAGCGGGTTGCCTTTGTCGGTGCACCAGTAGTCCCAGATGCTGGCGAGTGCGGCGGCTTGGTAATCGCGTAGTTTAATCATGGGTGGCCGCCGGCTCGTGGCTAAGTTCCTGCAACTCCGCACCCATACCCATGCGCAACGCTTCCATATCGTCACTCAGCGGCAACGCGGCGGCGTGCTCTATCTCGCGGGACGTGTAGCTGTGCCGGCCGTATGGGCCGTTGCGGAATGTGGCGCCTGGCCGGCCGCCGGCAGTGGTGGTGGCTTGGTACTCCACAAAATCATCCCCCGCATCGACGGCCTTGCCAATCCCTACCAGCCCCGGCCGGTACAGGTGGTCGCCGCACCCCGCGCGCTGCGTGGCTTCGTCTAGCGTCGTGTCATGCTTGGCGCAGTGCCACGTGCCGTCACGCTGTGCTGTGCTGTGCAGGCAGGTGCGGCAGTTGACTTCGGCGTTACCCCCTGTATGGCATAGCGCGTGCATGGGACACATTTTGCACTGATACCACGCCGGATCGTCGCTGATTTTCTGCGTGTCGCTGGCGTCTTCGCTGAATATTATGCGCTCGGCGCGATCCATGTAGCGCTCGGCTGTCTTTTTTATATATGTCGCGCGCTCCATGTATAGATCATCGGTATTTTTATTCACGATCAGGTACAGCGCGCGCTCCATGCCGGACAAGTGCATGCCAATCTGCATCTGTACATAGTGCTGCGGCTTGTCTTTCTCGACGCCTTTTTTCTTGGTGCCCGCGAAAGATTTGTCATTTGCGGTCTTGAATTCCAGGACATGCCAGGCGCTAGATTCCGGGATGCCTTGCGTGCAGCCGTCCAGGCTGATGCCGAAATGGCCGCCGAATGCGGGGAAACTGAATTGCCGCCCGCTTGCCGGGTCAACGTCATACACCTTGGCGCCAGTGGCGCGCAAGTCTGCCACCAGGCGTGGCTCCTCGTGATTGCCATGGTCGAATAGCCGCAGCTTGCGGCCGTCGTGTTCTTCATGGCCAGCCCAGTGGAATTGCAGCCATAAGTAGCGCGTACAGTGGTGACCAATCTGGCTGCCGCCAAGGTGCATGCGGTGGGCCGGCTCACGATTGGCGACGTAGGACTCGTAGATGCGTTGGACGGTTTGGGTGGGTAGGTGTTTTGTTATGTCGGTCATTTGATAAAACCAGCACATTATAAAAATAGGGCCGCTCTCACCGGCCCTATACCACTCGGCCTACTTTTTACTTTTCCCAGGGCTTCTTGGCAGGCGCGGCCGCGGCCGGGCTGGCAGCAGGCGTACTGGCAGCCGGGGCCGCCAAGCTTCCGTCGGCGGGCTCGTAGCCCTTGATATCGTTGCTGGCCTCGTAGTCACCCTTGGCCGGGCGAATCGCCACTTTTGCGCGTAGCGGCTTGTCGTGCAGGTCGCTGGAGTCCTCCGGCGACATGACGCCGACAGCACGGCAGATGGCGGACAGCGTGCGTTGTGCGATATCGACGGCGGTCTGGTTCGGGTTGTCCAGGTTCAGGCGCTCAAACAGCACGCGGTTATTGTATTCCCCGTCGATAACATCCAGGCGCAGTTGCAGGTATTTGCCTGTACCTGCCTTGGTGTCCTTCATTTCGCTGTCAACGATCATGACGTTGTACCAGCCGGCCGGGATGGGATCGAATCCAGTTTGCGGCTCGACGTCTGCGGCGTTGAATCCTGTGAGGTTGCTCATGGTGTTTTCCTTTGGTTGGTGGTGCGGTGTTTATTCGGTGGTGGGTGCGGTGGCCTGGTAAAACGGCACATGCTCGGCAAACGCGCCCCATTCAAGCGGCACTGTGTCCGGCATGCTGTAGCGGTTTTTGGCAATGACGGCTGGGGTTTCGGATACCTGCAACTGGCGCTTGCCTTTCGTGACGGCCTTGTTCTTGGCCTCTTCGGACTTCTTGACGTGTACCGGCGTGTTGGCAAAGCCGATCACGTCCGCCTGTTCTACCATGAGCGCGAACGCCCGCTTGTGGAGCTTGATCTGATACCGGTCGTATGGGTCAGCGTCCGGCGCGTCATATCGGACAATTGCGCTATGCGCAATCAGGATTGGCGTTATTCCTTTGTGTGAAAGCGCCTTGCAAGCGCTCATAACGTCATTCCAGTAGTCCATGGCTAGAATGTAGCCCTTGCCATAGCCGATTTCCTCATGGTTTTTCACCCCCGCATCGCGGGCAACTTGTGCCCAGATCAGCGGCTCCAATGCTGACAGGCTGTCGATAACAACAGACTGGTACCCGTGGCCGTCATCGAACAGCGACGCCAGCGCGTCGATAACGTCCTGGTAGGTTTCCGCCGGCGGGAAGGCGTCCACGTCCAATGCGCCCAGGCCGTCCTCGGCGCGGATCACAATGGGGTTAGGCGCATGCGCGGCGAAGTAGGTTTTACCCGCGCCTGGCGGGCCGTGCACTACAATAAGCGGTGCGCGGCTGATGGTGTTGCGTTTGATGCTGTCTAGTGAGATAGACATTATTTTGCTCCTTTAATGGGCGCCACAGACACGCCCGGCTTGCCGGGCTTAACCGTCACGGCATCAGCAACGGCCGCATAAACATCCGGTTCGTTGTCCTGCAGGTAGCGAAGGCCGCCGACATCCAGTGTCGGCTGGTAGCTAATCGGCCGCAGCGCTTCGGGGATGCTGTGCTCAATCTCGCGCCACTTGTCGGCGTCGAGCGTGCGGGTCATGCGGCCTGTGACGGTAATCCTGCAATCGCCTGCGGCGTGGCGTCTGGCTCCTTCGTCGCGGACTCCGGTATGCTCGATGATGTCCTGTTCAATAAGTATGCGGGCGTCGCGGGCGGCGTTTTCGTCTGCCTTGGCAGCCTGCCATTTGTGGGCTAGTTGGGTTAGGTTGGTCATTTGTTTTGCTCGGTTGATGTGTTGACTGAGCGTGTAATGTAATGCAGAATGCATGGCATGTCAACAACCCAGAGAGAGAAAACATGATGAACCTTGAGCAAGTAAGAGAAGCGCTAGCAGACCGAAACGCGCGGGAGGTGTCCCGTCGCTGCGGTGTACATGAGGCAACCATACGGCGCATCAAGAACGGCACGGCGCAGAATCCCAGCTTCGGCGTGATGACGATATTGATTGAATACCTAGAAGGGAGCAAGTAATGCATATTGAAATGAAATGGCCCGTTCCCCGCGAACGCGGGGATGAACCGTATCCCGTGCCAGCCGCAATGCCTGCTAGCACCCGTTCCCCGCGAACGCGGGGATGAACCAGGTTGCTCATGGTGTTTTCCTTTGGTTGGTGGTCCGTTCCCCGCGAACGCGGGGATGAACCGAATACGAGGCCATGCAGCAGCGGGGCAGCTTTCCGTTCCCCGCGAACGCGGGGATGAACCGAAATACGCCGATATTGCCATTACGAAATATGGCCGTTCCCCGCGAACGCGGGGATGAACCGCATACCCATTGGATCAAGGCCCGCTAGAAAAGGACGGATTCATCCTATATCACAGCGGACAAGAGGCAGTGACTACATGACACCCCAAGACTACATAACCCACGGCTGGGCGCTCTGCGCCATCCCCGCTAACAGCAAGGCGCCGCGCGGTAGTGGCTGGCAGCAGGCCGGCGCTGCGGCCGCCGAGTGCACCGCCAACATGGGCGTGGTACACGGCCTGTCCGGCACGTGCGCGATCGACATTGATGATATGGCTTGCGCACGTGACGCCCTGGCCGCGGTCGCCGTGGATCTGGACGCGCTACTAGCAGCGCCGGATGCCGTGCAGATCAGCAGCGGGCGCGAGAACCGCGCGAAGCTGCTGTATTCCGCGCCGGCCGACGGGCCGAACAAGCGCCACGCTCTCACGTGGCCAGATACCGGCTGCGTGCTGGAGCTGCGCGCGGGTGCGACGCAGGACGTGTTGCCACCCTCAGTACACCCAGACACTGGCGCGCCTTATGAGTGGATAGGCGACTGGCGCGCACTGCCGGAGCTGCCGGACGCGCTGGCTAAAATCTGGCGGGAGTGGGGCTTAGCGAAGGAAGCCATGCAGGCGGCCTGCCCATGGGCCAAGGCACAGCCGGCGCGTGTGCCGCAAGGCGTGACGGCCAGGACATACAGCCCGCCCGCGGGGGGCGGCGATGTGATTGGCACATTCAACCGTGCCTATTCGCCAGGCGATAGCTTGGTCGCAAACGGCTACCGTGCCGCGGGCACGCGCTGGATGGCGCCTGACAGCAGCACGGGCATTCCAGGCGTTGTTCGGCTGCCTGACAGCGACCGCATATACAGCCACCATGGCAGCGACCCACTCAGCGACGGCTTCAGCCATGACGCGTTTAGTGTGTACTGCCAGG